CTTCCTCGGAGGCGGTCACGGCGGTCTCGGCGGCGGCTTCGACCTTGGCGGCGAGGGCAACCTTCTCGGCCTCGATGGCGGCGAGCTTGTCCTCGGCGACCTTCAGCTTCTCGGTCAGCTCGAGGTTAAGGGCGACGACGCTCTCCGTGGTGGCGCGGGCTTCGGCGACTTCGGCATCCTTTGCCGAGATGCCCTCGAGGGCGGCGGCGAGACGGGCTTCGATGGTGTCCATGTTCAGTTCTAAAGTTGCACCAGCCGTCAAGGAAGCCTCTTCCTTTTCGAGTCGCTCGACGGTGCGCTCCGCCCACTTCGCCGCGTCCATGATGTCGCCGGATGTCGAGCCGCCCCAGAGCAGCCAAGCCACGGCGCCGGCCCCGGGGAAGTTGTCGCTGTCGGGGTCGTTCGCAGGGGCGTCCATGTCGGCCCGATGGCGGGCAAACCACGGCCCCATGCGACGCACCTTGTCCTCGGAGATGCGGCCTTCCTCGGCCATGTCACGAGCCTCGCGGATTGTGCGGTCAACCACGCCGTCGCCGGACTTGCCCTCGGCGTGGTAGCGCAGGCCGCGCGCCGCGTTGTCGCGGATGAACTTCGGCACTTCGACCTCGAGAGGCATCAGCCGTTCAACTCGGCGACGAGGGCGGCGAGGCTGGTGCCTAGGCCGGTCACAAGACCCTTGCCGGCGGCCTGCCGGCCGGAAAAGACCTGCCCCTCCATGTCGGCGTCGGCGACCATCCGGCGCTTGCTGCGGACGGAGGCGCGGAACTCGGCGTGGATGGCGTTCACCTGCTCCTGGAGGTCGGCGCGCTGGGCGTCCGAGAGGGAGGTGCCGGGGATGCCCGCGCCCTTGAGGGTGCCGGACTTGATGACGTCCATCTTGACCCCGGCCATGTCGAAAGCCTTGGAGTAGTCGGGGATTGCCATGTACACGCCGACCGAGCCGACGGTGGACGAAGGGGTGGCGACGAAACGGTCGGCGGCGGCGCCGATCCAGTAGGCGGCGGACGCGGCCTCGGTGGCCGTGAAGGCGACCGTGGGCTTGCTCGACCGGGCGAGGGCCGCGGCGGCCTCCTCGACACCCGTGACAGTCCCGCCAGGGGACGAGATGTCGACCACGATGACCGAGACCTCGGGGTCTTCCTCCATCATCTCGAGGGCCGAGGTGAACTCGTCGACGTCAGCCCCGCCGGTCAGAGCTTCAAGGCGGGACAGCCCCTTGCCAATGACGCCCTTAAGCGGGATGACGCCGACACGCCCGGCCTTGTAAGCCTCGGGCTTCGAGCCGAATACCATCTTGAGCGTGTCCTCCAGCGCGCCGGCGTTGGCCGCGGCCTCCGCGTGGTCGGCGGCTCGGGACGGGTCGATGAGTAGGGGCTCGCGGCCCTTCAGGGCGTTGGTGAGGAAGCGCATGATGATTAAGGGGTGGGGGTTGTCGACGCCGCCGAGACGGTGCCGGGAGGGGTGTTGGTCTGCTTGAACAGCAGCTCGAAGGGTATCCCGTTGCGGGCGGCGAGGTCGCGGATGAACGCCATGTCGGCGGCCCGCTTCTCCATCTCCTCGCGGAAGTCCATCCCGCGCTGGGAATAGAGCTCGGACATGGACATGAGGCCCATCTCGATGTCGGCGCGGTCGTTCGCGGCTTCGCGGCCGGCGTCCACGGTGACACGCTTGGGGGTCGTCCAGGACGCCTTCTGCCAGCCGTCGATGTCGGGCAACTCGCCGCGGGCGATTGCGTCGCCGATGACGTAGCCCCAGGTCGGGTTGCAGATTTGGTCGATGAGGATTTGCTGGTGCCGCGAGGCGACCCGATCCATCTTGGCGACCACCAAGCGAACCACCGCGCCGCCAATCTTGGAGGGGTCGTTCGTGAACTCGTAGGGCAGTATGCCGCGGGCGATGTCCCGCTGGATGGCCTCGAGGAAACCGTTGAAGGTCGGAGAGGGGCGGTTCGACTGGAAGGAGACGAGGTCTTCTCCGGGCTCGAGGGCGATGAACTTGCCGCCCAGACCGACGCCAAGGGCGTCCCCGGCCTGCGGGTTGCTCGCCAGCTCGGAGGCAAGGTCGGGGCCGAACTCGCCGCCGTTCTTCTTCAGTACGCGTGTGATCTCCGCGGCGTCCTTGACCGCCGACTTCTCAAGGGCGAGGATTTCCATCTCGTCCTGGATGTCGTTCAGCGAATGCTGGAGGAGCGGCAGGCCGCGGGCGCCCGAGATGAACTCGGGGTCGTAGACCTGCATCATGGCGTTGGCCGGGATAAGCCGGGACGAGCCGTCAGAGCGGTAGATGTTATAGGCCGCGACCTCGCCGAAGGCTCCGAAAAGGATGCCGTCGTGCATACGCTCGGGAACACCCGTCTCGGGGTCGCCGACGCGGTGCGCCTCGATGCCCTGCAACTTGGTCGCGCCGTTTCCGTTGCGAACCTTGGCAAGGAAGAAGTCGCCGTCCAAAACCCAGCGACGTTCGGCGATGCGTAGGACGTCGTTGAACGAGAAGCGGCCGGTGATGTCGCACTTCCTAGACCAGTCGGCGAAATAAGCCTCGGCCGTGGCGTTCCATTCGGCGTCAGCGGAGTGAGCCTGCGCCCGGAAGCCGTCGCCCACAGTGTAGAGGACGAGGTCGCCGACGATCTGGCGAACCATCCCCGAGTTGCGCTCGCCCCAGCGGAGCTTCCGCAGCATCTCCCCGCGCTTCGCAGGCGTCAGGTCGCGCCGCTGGTCTTGCGCAGGGGACAGCCAAAGGAACGAGCGGCGACCCGTGAACCGAGTCGACTCGTAGCCGGCGCCGTTGCCGCCGTTGTAGCCCTTGGCCTTCGGGGCCTTCGCGGCCTTGGCCTTCGGGACGGGAACCTTGATTGCGGGCTTGCGGGGCATAAATCAGAAGCCGTCGAACTGCCTCCAGTCGGTGCGGATGACGGTCACGCGGGAGCCGTAGGTCGCGGGGTCGAGCTGCTGGAGCGCCATCTTGCACTCGGCCAAGACCTCGCGGACGGGCATCACGAACTGCTTGTTCACGCTCGTCCCCGTGTCGGAGTAGCTCATGATGGTCTTGCCCTCCTTCAACATGGCGACGGCCTTGTCGCGGATTGCGAGGATGTCGGACTCGGACAAGCCGATGAAGATGCCGGACGCGGTAGCCATTGGTCTCTAAAGTTGCGTCCCCGTCAAAGCGGGGGCTCCCCTCTGGCCCCGATTGCCAGCCTGCCAGCCACGCGCACCAACCAGAGGGGAACCTTGCAGGACATCAGAAGGGATTATTGCGGCGAGTCAACGGCGACAATCTCCGACGCGGCCTCGCCGGCCTGCGAACCGACCAGCCCCCAACGGATTGCCAGCAGGGCCGCCAGGCATTCGCAGTCGAGCGCGTGATTGTCCTTCTTCCCCTGCGGCAGGATCCACATCGGCTTGCCCGTCCGCCTGTCCTTCACCCTCACCTCGGCGTCCATCTGCGTCGTGTAGTCGATGGGCGCGTCCACACCGAAGGTGTGCAGGCGGCGCACCCGGAGGCCGTGAAGGATGTCCTTCAGCGCAAGGTTGGAATAGGAGATAAGGCGGGCGCGGTTGCGCTGCCCTGGCACAAGGACGGCCTGCGTGACGGAGTAGAAGCGGCGCTTGTTCTGGCCTATGGCGAAGTCCTCCTGCCCGGAACCCTTGGCTACCTTCCAGTCGCGCTTCGCGCACTCGGCGTAGACGACCTGCGTCTGGTCGCCCGAGTCGACGAGCACAAGACCCGGATGCACAGAATGTTGTACAGACAATGCGTCGAGCTCCTGCCAAGTCTCAACCCTACCGAACCAGCGCAGGCGGCTTTGCCCCTTCTCGCCCCAGGAGCGTATCACAGCCCAGAAGTGTCCTCGCTGGACGTCGACCCCCATCGTGCGAAACTTGATGCCTTTCTCGTCCTTCGTGAGTTTACCCTTCGGGTCGAGCAGGGCCTCGTCCTCCCAAGGGTCGGCGAGCTTGTAGTCGCTGGCCTTCACGTCGGCGACCATCGCCCCGCCCTCCTCCGCCCAAGGCATCGCAAGCCGCTTCTGCTTGAAGATGCGACGCGGGCTCTCGTCGCCGTAGATGTCCGCGGCCTCGCTGGCCTCGAGCATCATCACGCCCAAGTCGCCCCAGGACATCGAGGCGAGGCTGTTCCAATGCAGGCCGACGTAGCCCGATCGCGTAGCCGGCGCCGTCGAGACAAACTCGCCCCGGGCGTTGCAGGCCGTCCGCGTCCCAGCCGAGTCGACCAGCCGCTCCCCGCACTTGGCGCACTCGTAGGTCGTGCCGGCCGAGACCTTCAGCTTGTCCCAGCCCGTCGAGGTCTTAGCCGACTCGGGGAAGCGGATCTGCTCCCATAACCACGGCTGAAGGTGGTCGCACTTCGGGCAACGGAAGTTCCAGTCACGCTGGTCGGTCGAGCGGTGCAAAACGTCAAAGTCGTCGCCGACGATGCCGCCCTGCGACATGAATAGCCGCTTGCCCATCCAGCCGAAGGCGGTCACTCGCGCCGACGCCTCGGCCATGTGGCCCTTCGGCCAGAGCCAACACTCGTCGCCGATGAGCCATCGGATTGCGCGCCGCTGGAGGTTCTTCTCGTTATGGGCTCCGAGCACCCACGCCGTCATGCCTTGGAACTGTATCGTCGACGCCCTGTCCATCTCCGGCACCAAACGCTCCTTCACCGGCGGGCAGTTGTCCCAGAGCGGGCGAAGGGCAGTCAGATTGAAGTCCTTCGAGTTCTGATCATTATCTTGGAGGATTAGTGAGGGGCCTGGAGCGCGAGCCGCGATGTGGCACGAAAGCAGACGGGCCAGCAAGGTCTTGCCGCTTTGGATGCTGGCGAGGACAGTCACCATCCGCACCTCGGGGTCGACGCAGATCCGCAGCGCCTCCCCTATCCATGGCGTCCTCTCCGCCCGGAACGGCCCCGGCATCGGCGAGTCGGGAATGGACAGGATGTTGTCCTGGCACCATTCGACCACGTCGCCCGAGTCGGACGGCGCAAGCATAGATCGGCCAAGGCGAAGCAGGTCGGCGTCGCTCATCGGTCGGGCCTCCAGTCGTCCGACATCCTCTCGTCATTCATGGGGAACTGCTGAAGGGTCTCGCGGAAGATGCGGTCGAGCTCGAGCCGACGGCGCTTGTCCTTGTGCCGCTTGCTCGGAGGCGGCATCGGCTTGCGTACTTTAGCCGGCTTCTTTCTACGCATCGCGGGAAAGGTCTAGTCGGACGGAACGAACCCAAGCCTCCAGCGCCTTGGCCGCGACGGCAGGGTTGTCGGGGTTCGCCTTCTCGGCCACCTCCAGCGCGACCTTATCGAGCCGCGTCAACACCTCGGCCGCGAACTCCCGCACCGTAGCCTCGGCCACCTCCCGCTTGATGAAATCCTTCGCGTTCACCGCCCGGCGCTCCTGCTCCTCCTCGAGGGCGATCAGCGTCTTGAGCGACTGGTTGTAGGCGGTCTGGTACTTCCCCTGGTTGGGGTCGCCTCCGGCCATTGCTGACTCCCAAACCCCCTGCGCCGTGGCCACGAGCTGACGGTGACGGCCAATCGTCGAGGCCAAGGTGCCGTCGTCGAGCGAGTCCAGCCGGCTAGGGAGAGGCGCCGAGTCGACCGCCTTGCGGGCTTCCCGCCAAGCCTTCGCGGCCTCTAGGTCATCCCGGGGCATTCCCTGACGAATGAGGTTGGAAACCTGCCGCGGCTTAAGCCCAAGCCCTTCGGCCAGCGTTTCAATGGTGAGCCGGTTGCTCATTTGCAGGCACTATGGGGGTTTGTGGGGGGGGTACCCGTTTTTTTCACGCTGTGCGGAGCCACGCGTTTG